ATCCCCACGTGTTGTCGGCGGCTGTGCGGCGCCTTGCTACGTACAAAGCCTTGGAGGCACTTGTTACACTCAAGTGTCGAAAGATTTGTAGTATCTATGGCGCCCATCGTGACCTGGCGATTGCGGCGGATTTGAATGCGCATTTGCCTGCTGACCAACAATTTACGTTCACTATTTATCAGCCTAAGGTGACTCCTTCGGACCTCGTTCGCGGCCTTAAGGTCGAGAAAGAGGATCGTTGTCATGATCCTAGGTTTTGTGATGGTTTCTTGTTCGTCAATATCTACGCTTTAGGCGCAGAGAAGATGGACCCTGAGACCCTTTTCAATAACTACGCCGTTTATGGTCCTTGTGCTTTGGTGCATCATAATTTTGCTGGAGTGCTGGGCACTGTAGAAGGTGAAGGTGGTTGGTATAGGTCTTTGGCTGGAATTCGTCATCGCCCTGATGTGAAAGGTCAGACTTACGGTCCGCACGATCCTTGTGATTGGTTGTTGACCGAAGGTTCAAACTCCCACGTCGGTTGGGCGCGTTTTGCTGAAGTTGGTGATACAGTTGTTACTGTAGTACAACCGCTTGATGAGCCTTTGCTGAGCCCGGGTCCCTCACGGGATCCGACTACTGAACGCTTTGGTTGGAAGGTGCTCCCACTTCCTGACTTTAAGCAGTTTGTTCCGCGCTTAGCAATATCATTTGCCTACAATTGGTATATCCCTGATCGATTCCGCGCCTGGATGTTGAAAGAACGTTGTGTTCTTATTGACCTTAAGTTGCGCAAGGCGTTGATCCGCTTTACTATTGCAAGGCAGATGAACTCGTTTTCGTTGAAACAAGCGACAACTGAACTTAAAAACTTCGTGCTTCGTGAACCTGAATATGCTCTTTTGGAAACTTTGTTCCCTACGGAATTTGAGTTAATCTCTCTCCGCACATTGTTCGCTTACTTTTTTGAAGGGTTAGAAGCTAATGCTAATCTCATAGCGGGCGTTCGCGCACGTTACGGTGATACTTTAGCTAATTACAATGAGGATTTGAAAGCGATGGATGTGCCATTGGCTGTGCCAACCCCTACTTGGGCGAAAGTCTTGGTTGGAGCTTTGGCTTTAGCGGGTACTGCGACTCTAGGCTATTTTCTTCTCAAAAATCGTCCTGGGGAATCTGCAGAGATCGCTGGACCTTCGGGTTCAACGATAGCAGCGGATCTCTCATGGCGTTATGTGAAGAAGAAGGCCAATGATGTAGTGGCAAACGCTAAAGACTTGGCTGGGTTGGTTAAGCTAAATCCGCGACAATTCTATGTGAATTGGATAGCTGCGCCTGTAGTTAAATACGCGCAGCGTTTCACTGGCCAAATTGGCCCTGTTTTGATTGCTCCTCCCATTGAAGAGTGTTTGAAACAAGCGTTTCCGGAAGTGCGGCATGTCTTCTGGGGTATTGAAGTCCTAGCTTCGGCGAGGTTCATCATGTATCCTGGGCGTTTACTGTCTCAGATATTAATCTCGACGGCGGTACACGAAGTCATTCCCCGCTTGGAAAATAATTTATGGCGAAAAGTTGGCTACCATGCAGTGATCAACCTCATTGCAGGTCTTGCTTTTGGTGATTTGTCAAGAGTGGCGCGACAAATGCAACTCCTACCAGGGTTTACAATTTGGGTGCCTACTGATATTTCAAATGCAGAAGCTGGTCGTCTTTTTAACCCTGACGGAATGGTTGCTGGTATGTTCTTTGGGAGACACATACTCCCAGAGAATTTCCTGCAAGAGGGTGTGCCATGGATTACTGAGTATCCTTATGTTCCTCCGCAGGCCATTCGGCCTGACCCTACTGGTGCTGGACGTCGCTTGACGGTTGCCACGTACACTTCGGTGTATAGGCGAGCTCGGGCTGATCCAGAAGAAAAGTATCGTTGGTATAGTACGGCGCCCGACAATCGTATGGGCACCGTGATGAAACCGTATCAGTGTCTTTCACCTTATCAGAAATCTACGCCTTTCGAGAATTTCATTGCTGCTACGCAGCGCGGCCCTTGGGAATGGCGAGCTTTGCCAGATCCGGATTACGTACGTGTTAGTCGTTTTCGTCTGAGTTCCATGTGTGTACCCCGGCAATCTTGCCCTAGTTTCCAACTTAAGCCGCAGGATGACCAGCACTTGTCTATTGTCGCGAATAGTTTCATATTCTGGGATACGTTTCAGGATACGGAACCTGAAGCGACGAGAGGTCATACAAGTGCTGACTTTTATTTTGCTTTTATTATGCCTAATGTTCCTATGTATGTTCCCCGACGTACGGATGAGAATATGATTGGTGTTTTTAGAGGCCGAATATTAGTCCAAGCTTTCATGGACCCTAAAGATCAGGCCATTGCTTGGGTGACCGCGGTTCCGATCGTGGTCATGTCTACCGTAGTCTTCCCCCGTATGGAAGATTGGTATGCTTTATTCAAACAATGGTATGACCATTTAGATACGGCGCGTCAGCGCCAGTCCGCTATCAAAGGCTTGCGGGAGCTTCTTGATAGTTGCATGTACCCAACCCAGCGTGCGCTAGATACTGTTGAAGTGTTTGTCAAAGGAGATGAGGCCCTGATAAAGGGCATCGCGTTCAAACCTCGACCTATCATGCGCGTACATGAGCAGATCCATGTTTACACGGGTCCGTTTATTTATGAAGCCTATAAACGGCTTTCACGTTGGTGGTCAATTTCTAATTTAGAGGAATCGTCAATTTACGTGAAGAATCTTGACGGCTCGGTTTGGCATGTCTATTTTGTTTTTGGTTCAGCTTGTATGGATCATGAACTGAGTCAGGCCATGGCCTTTGCCCTTGAGATGTCTCCGCGTAGTGCCATTATATTAGTGGCGGGTGATGACTCTCTGTTGGTGTTGATCGATGAGTATGGTATAATGCACATTATAGAAGGCGATGCCTCTAGTTATGACTTTACGCAGAGTACAGGTCCTCTTGGTTTTGAATATGATACTCTATTCAGACTAGGTGTTCCAGATGAAATAATCGCGGTTTTACGTAGAAATGCACGTGCACGCCTCGTAGCGTACGGGGCGAAGAAAGAAGCGCCGGCTGTTCTTATCGTGGATCGCGAGAATAAACCATCTCGGAATACCGGGGGCTCGGACACGACCATTGGTAATACAACTCCAATGGCAGGGGCATGGGCGACTGCGATACGGCAGTGGCCTGATTACAAAGTCACTTTTGCCACTCTGGGCTTTGACATGAAATGGCGAGAACATTCGTCGGTATATTTAGCTACGTTTCTTAAAGGAATGTGGTT